CAAGGTCAGCCAGCTCAAGTCGTCAGCGATGACGATAAAGTGTTTGACCGTGTTCTGTCAGCCTCTAAGCAAGGCAGGCTTCCATAATATAAGAGGTTATTTTCCAAATTAAGGAGACATAATGGCTTACAAAATAGGTACAATGCTTTCGAGCAATGTAACTGAAGCAGCAACCTCCGCTGGTGTGGGACAGGCGCCTGATCAAAGACGATTATACGATTTCTCTGATCGGGTTGCAGAACTATCACCTGAAGAATCACCATTTTTTGTATACCTTTCTAAGGTAGCAAAAGCAGCTACGGACGATCCAATTTTCCGCTTTCTAGAAAACCGAACAAAGGTTGACTGGTCAAGCAGGAACTTTAGTCTTGGTGCTGCTGTGAATGGCGGTTCTGCGGTTAGTGCTGGAACAGCTTACGCTTTTGTTGTTGATGACGGTTCAGCTAGTATTGACTGGCTGATAAAAGGAATGGTCTTTTCAGTAAATACTGTAGATTCAACCGCAGGTTGGGCACAGACACTCGTAAGAGTTGACAGTGCCGTTACCGACGCTGGGGCAACATCTACATTTACTGGGAGAATCATAGATGTATCAAACACAAATGTAAGCGGGTACAATGTTCTTGCTGATAATGATCCCTGCCAAGTAGTTGGTACGGCATTCGCAGAAGGAACTGGATCACCAGACGCCTGGGCTAACGAAATCGAAGACGACTTTGGGTACACCCAAATCTTCAAGACTAGCGCTGAAATGTCGAATACATCTATCGCAACCCGCTATCGTGGATACGCTAGCGAATGGGATAGAATTTGGGCTCTTAAGCTTCGTGAACATAAAGTAGATATTGAGCGTGCAATGCTGTTTGGTCAGCGTGCACGGGTATCTAGCATCCAGTATACTGAAGGTATTGTGGGACACATTGTAAAAAATGCGAACCCAGTCGCTGATGATTCAGCACTTTCGTATTCATCTGGTGCACCCTACTATCGTTCATCGACAGCAGCCGAGCTCACATACGACAGATTCTTAGGCGATCTTGAAGTAATCTTCGATCCAGCTCGTGGCGGTTCCGCAGAGAAATTGGTTCTCGCAAGTCTTCCTGTTGTTACTCAACTGAATAAAGTTGGTAATACAGGATTTCTTGATGTGTCTACAGCAAGCACCCAAGTCCAACTTAATGCTCCTCTGGAGCAGAGAGAAGGAGCATTTGGTCATAAAGTAATGAACCTTGAAACTATTCATGGCGACCTTCACATTGTGAAGGAACCTCTATTCCGTGGCATTGCCAGTGGAATGATGTGTATAGTTGATATGGGTAAAGTTGCTTACCGACCTCTTGTTGGCAATGGTGTAAACCGTGACACACAAATCGAAACCAATGTTCAAGCCGCAGATGAAGACCTTCGGAAAGATATGATTCTAACCGAAGCTGGTCTGGAAGTTACTCTTCCTGAAGCTCACGCACTCTATAACTTAGAAGGCGTATAGGAGTAGGGAATGAGATCTGCATATATTGAACAGAACAGTGGAGCTGGTGGGTATTTAGCACCATATCAGAGGATAACAGCAGCCGTGACTTTAACAGCAGTAGAAGATAGTGGTAAAGGCTTCTTGCTCGATTCCGCTGGTGGAGCGTATTCAATTACGCTACCAACAGCTACGGGAGCAGCAGAAGGCACAAACTACAAATTCTGGGTTGAAGAAAACACACCAACAGGGGCAATCACAATTGCCGCTGGGAGCGCTATTATTTTCGGCAAGGTCAACGAAACTGAAGTTGACACAAGCGATGACGGTCCAGGTTCTAGTGGAGCTACGGGGGTATCAAATGTTATTTTGGGTACCGCCGCAATAAAAGGAGACTTTTTAGAGTTTACTTTTAGCCACGGAGCATATTGGATGTTTGGTTCATCAGCTGCCGATGGTGCAGTTACTACATCATAATCCGTAAGGATTACACCTTTTGGGTAGGTGGGGGATGGTCGTATAAAGGACTGTCCCCAAAAGCCCTAAGATTTTTTTAAAAGTTAAACTGGAGATAAGATGGCTATAAAATGTAAAGTCTTTATTCATGACACAAGCAATTTAGCAAGTGATGATGGTGATTCTGATGGGAAGTTAGCAGAAGATGTTCAAGATTATGTGACACTACATATTGGAACAGCGGATATTACAACTCAACTAAATATATCATCTACAATGATTAATAACGGAAGTCATGTTATGACATTAGTTTTATTAGAAGCAAACTAAGCTAACGATAAATAGGAGACTACTATGCCTAAGCATTACAAAGGCAAAAAGGGCAAAGCCCTAAAAAAAGCCCTAAAAGAGCACAAGCAAGCCTTGAAAAAGAAAAAAAGCTCAAAAAGCAATAAGAAACGGTAATGGCTACTTTTGAAGCACAAGTAGAGGGGCTTACCAGTCTATCTATTGATGGTAGCAGCGCTCCTACCCAAACAGAACTAACTCAGTTCTTGACCGATGGGGGCAAGGAAATACTAAGCGTTATTCCTAAGCAGAAAAAGGCTATGTATTCTACATCTAATACGCTAGATAGTGGTGACACCACCCTAACGATTGGTGGCTCTGAGATTTTAGGCGTTGTACGGAATGACGGAACAATTGATCAGCCGTGCAGAAGGATACCGTTAACTTTAAGCGGGAGAGCCCAGGATAGTGAAGAAATGGTATATGGGACTGTAACAGATCCAGTCTGGTGGATTACCAGCAATGCTTTGAATATGTTCCCTACTCCGACTGACGCACAGAATGGCC